AAGGTAGACGGCAAGCCATCTACCTTGGGTTTTTGGTGCCTCCTGCGCGATTCGAACGCGCGACCTGCGGTTTAGAAGATATACCATCAGCCGCTCATTAAATTCCGTTACGCTCGATAAATGCCGTTACGACCTGCAAAAACAAATTTTTGTCCGGTGTGTATAGTAAAACAATCCATACAGTTTGGGTGCAAAAAGGGTGCACTGCACCCCTCTGAGCGTTTGCACGTTAAGGAGAACGGCATGAATATTGCAGTCAAAAGACACGGAACTTTCTGGCAAGCTCGTGTGCGTTTCCGTGGAGCTGATGGAACTATCCAAGAAAAAAGTAAATCTCTCGGAATTCCATGTGCGGCTGGAAGAGGTAAAAAAGTTGCTCGAGCAGCTGCTGAGAAATGGGTTCAAGATGCAGGGTTCGTTGAGGTTGTTGAACAGAATCAAGCGACAAGGCTCGACTGTTCGACATATACATACTGTCTTAATTACTTTAAGAGCCTTGTGGCCACACAGCAGATTGAACGTCGCACTTACACGTCTTATAAGAATAACGTTCGATATATTGATTTGTTCTTTGGAGAAAAGCGGCTACAAGAGATTACTGTCACGGATGTCGAGTTATACGTGTCCTGGCTTTATGATTCTGGCTATTCAGCTAATACGGTTAAGAAAGCTTTTAACTCATTCCGTGCTTGCACACGTCACGCTGTGGCAATTAGAGATCTGCAATATGATCCATGTGCGGCAATTAAAGCGCCAAAAGGTTATCTTGCTCCGCCAAATCCGCTAAACGAACCTTCGCGTAAGAAACTCCAAGTTATGCTTTCTGCTCTTGAGCTTTCTCCGATGGTACTTGCGACATATCTGGCATATTACACAGGTATGAGACGTGAAGAATGCTGTGGTCTTAAGTGGAAAGACTTAAATCTCAAAGCAGAAGATGTCACAGCTCACCTCTGCCGGGCAATCTCGTATGATGGTGGCAAAACCTACATCAAAGGCTTGAAGAACGGGAAAACGAGAACCGTGCCTGTTCCATCTCCACTTGTAGAGATTCTTAAGCAGTGGCGTTCTAAATACATCGAGGACTGTATGTTGATGGGTGTAGCGTTTACCGAAGAGATGTATGTTATTGGAGATTTTTCGGGAGAGTATCTTAAACCCGAGCGAATAACAGGGTGGTGGAAGAACCATTCTGAAGAGTGGGGACTTCTTGGAACGCAGGGGAGAAGACCAGTCTTCCATGATCTAAGACATACGTATGCCACGATTGCAGTTAGAACCATGGACATCAAGAGCGCACAAGACATTCTTGGCCACAGCGACATTAACATGACAATGCGCTATGCAGATACAGACATGGAACAGCTTCAGAGAGCTGGCAGAGCTATCGGAGAAGCTCTTAACGATGCCAACAAAGACGGTGCAGAAATATTACAGCTACGCCGAGCGGTATAAAAAGAGGAGCTTTGCGCTCCTCTTTTTTTGTTTTACTCTTCTTCAGATGCAGCTTTTGACTTTGTAGCTGGCTTCTTGCGCTCGTCTTTCTTCATTTTTGCAATGGCTTTGCGGCTGTCATCTGTTACCTTTTCGGGCAAGAACAAGCGTGAGATTAGCGCTTCTGCGATTTCTGAATTCTTCAGGTTCTGCCCTGTTGTGTTCTTGATAGCAACTCGAAGCTTATTAATGACTTCGGTTGAAATGATATGGTCTGCAAGGTTCTCGCCAGAAAGAGCAATGCGTCTCTGATAATAGTCATCAATCTCATTCTTACGATGTGCTTCTTCAGATAGCAGATAGAGCAGCTCTGTTTTCTGTGCTGGAGCTGTTTCTTTGTCGGAGATGGTAACTCTGAATACCAGTTTTGTGACAGGGATTTTTCCTTCGAGCTTAGTGCGATAGACCTGCCAATCATCACCATTTGTGAGAATAATCCAGTCAATGCCCTCATCGACAGCGTATTGACGCGCTTGGTTAAGGTGTGTTTCCTTGAGTTTAAGGCCAATCTGCTTAACCTCAACGACAAACACTTCTTCATCCGACGTTCTAACAACATAATCTGCAAAACGGGAGCCAATCATTTGCTCTGCTGTGACATTGTCAAATCTATCCCAACCAAGATACTCACACAGAATGTCTGAGACAATCTTGCGAGTGTCAGCTTCTTTGAAGTCTTCAGCGCGTCCCTTTTCGACAATTGTTGTCATGCGTCTCAAACCTTTTTTGATACGGTCCTTCGCCTTGTCTTGGTAAACAGCCATTTCCCAAACCCTTTCACAATTCCTTCAAACTTTTATATATCGGACTCAGTTTCTGTCTGGTGTTACCACTAGATTGAAACATGCGTTCCTTGAGAACTAAATCATTTTGACTTCTTCAATTCTTCAATAACTGAAGCCGTGTCTTTGAGCTGAGCAATCAGAGCATCAATTTGTTTCTCGTTTTCATGTTGCTCTTTTGTGGCTTCCCAGCCAGAAAGCTCGTCAAGGGTACAATTGAGAACCTTTGTTATCTCTCTTGCTGACCCAAGAGTTACTGGTGTTATCTCTCTTTCCCAGTTGCTAACAATTTGCTTTGTGACTCCGAGTTTTTCCGCGAGCTCATCCTGCGTCAACCCTCTTGACTTACGTATTTCTTTGAGCATCAGCTTGTATCTGCTCATAGACACCACCTTTCAACTGCAGTGTACACATATTCTACACAAAATCACAATATTTGTGAATAACACTTTTGAAAATAGCAAATATTGTTATACTAAACACAACAAAATAACAAAATTTGTTATTTTTGAACTTTGAAAATCGCATAAACAAACGAAATTGCTCTTTAGCTATCATGTGCAACTTGTTCTATTACTGCGATTTTCGATTGGAGGAATTATGGAAATTAAAGACTCTATTGCAGTACGTCTTCGAGTAGCAATGGCGTCTAACGGCGTTTCAGCTCGTGAGCTTGCTGCAAAAACTGGCATCTCAGAAACAACTATTTACAAAGCAAGCAAAGAAGTCAATGACAAAAAGACCAGCTTGAGAACAATCAGAATCCTTGCTGATGCATTGAATGTCTCTACTCAATGGCTTGCATGTCTGGAGTAATAAATGCCCATACCTCAAAATACTGGCTCAGCGTGGTCATACCACTGGGAGCCTAAAGCCGAGCATAAGCTCGAGCCAGAAAAAGCCAAAGCACCACACACCACAATATCTCATATTGATGGGGCATCACTTATAAAGAGTTGTTTTAACGACGCCTATTACGTCAAAGAAGACGGTGGGAACCTTTGGTTTCTTGGTAGTTTTGAACGAGATGCTGAAGCACGTAAAGCTTTTATCTCTTGGGCAAAATGCCATTAAAAGAAGAGCCCTCCTCACGCGGCAACGTGGGAGAGCGTGTCCAAAACTTTAAGGAGTTGAAATGGACAATACAAGTATACAAGTTTTTAGCTCTCAACAGTTTGGAGAGTTAAGAGCACTTAAAGGATCTGATGGAGAACCCTGGTTTGTTGCTAGAGACGTGTGCGAAATTCTTGGAGTCGGAAACAGTAGACAGGCTCTAAGCCGTCTTGATGATGATGAAAAGAATACCGTCATTTTAAATGACGGTAATAGAGGAAATCCCAATGTATCGATTGTTAACGAGGCTGGCTTCTACAGTCTTGTTCTTTCTTCTCGTAAGCCAGAAGCTCGAGAGTTTAAGCGTTGGGTTACGCATGAAGTCCTGCCATCGATTAGACGTTCTGGCGGTTACATTGCCACAGATGGCTCTGAGAGCAATGAAGACCTTCTCGCTCGTGCGGTCCTAGTCGCAAATGAAGCTATTCAGCGCAAGGATGCACAGCTGAAAGAGCAACAACGTCAGCTCTATGAGAAAGATACAACCATTATTGAGCAGGGTGTCAGAATTGATGAGCTCGCACCAAAAGCTGGCGTTTACGACACGGTTATCAATGTCAAAGGCACGATGACAATCACAGACGCAGCCCGTTACCTCGCACAGTACGACCCTCTCATGAATCGCAAACGTCTTTTTGCACTTCTACGTGCTGATGGAATGATTTGCCAGGGGAGCAACGCTCCAACAAAGCGAGGAATTGAGACAGGTAGATTCGTGCAGATCATGAGTACCCGTCGAGACGGTAAGTCTAATGAGCCTTATGCCAGGATGACACAAAAAGGCTTTGACTGGTGCGTTACCGCTTACTGTACAACTCCGCTCGTTGATTAACTCTTATGGAGAGCTTGCGAAACACCGAGCTTATAACCGTTGAACAGGCTTCTCAACTTTTAGGCATACCCGTTTCCACGATGCGCAAGATGTGCGCAAGAGGGGAGGTGTATGCCAAGAAAGCCGGTAAACGATGGCTCATCAATAGACGGATTCTTCTGAGCCTTTATGGCTTGCATTCTAAGGAATAACAAATGAAAAAAAGAATATTTCTTGTGGCTTTGCTGCCCTTTCTAGTCTACTTCACAGCTGACTGTCTGGGCATTTTTGAGCCGCACAATGTGGCATATCTGATGGCTTTTAGATATGCCCTAATCGCATATGGCCTTGTTGGAGCGTTTGCATCATGGCTCAAGGACAAAGAGAAAGAGGTTTGCAATGCTGACTAAAGAAGAGCTTGCAGCAATCGCTGAGAGGTTGAGGAGCACTTATTACATTACCAACTCAACACTCTTTAAGGCTCTCACAGGGGAAGAAGAACTAATCGAAAATGACCAGGTTAGAGAGTTTTGTGTGATAGCCAGGGTTATTTTTGAGCTCTGCAACACCTCCAACATGATTGAGTTACCGCGTGATAAAGACGGAGAGGTTATCCATGTCGGAGACGTGGTATATGCCGGTGACAGAGAGTTTACAGTCGACGGCTTTATATTTAGCGGCAGTAACGTTACAGTCCGCGCGATACACACTAAACTGTCCGCTCTCAATTTCTATAAGCCATACGAACTCACACACAAAAAACAAGTAACAATCGAGTCGCTTGTCGAGCGGTTCGAGCACGTTCTGGCTAAAGGTCAGATGTCATATTGGACAGTTGGTGAAATTTCCGATATCGTCGACCAGCTAAAGAAGCTGGGTGATAGCGATGACTAACTGCGAGGAGATAGCGAAGAAGCGTGATTATCGAGAGGCTAAAGGACTAAAGAGCTATATATACAACCCGGATACAAATTCGGGAGATTATGAGTTCTGTCCCAACTGTAATGGGGCAATTAAGACATCCAACATTGAGGTTGTCGATATGCAAGACGGTGACTGCGACTATGGTGTTTGTCCTCATTGTGGCGTTTTGCTCAAGTTGCGCTTGGTGCCAACGTATTATTTCGAACCCGAAATCTGTTCCGTCGAAGAATTCGAGACGGAAATGTGCGTTAAGTTTAGCGAGGAACAGTAATGGATCCTGTTGAGAAAGCTGTTGACCTCATCAATCGTTATGCCTTACTGGCATATTTGAGTAATGGTGAAACTCTCGGTAGTGACATTAATGGCAAGCGAGTGTACTTATCAGGACCGATTACTAACACAAAGAACTATAAAGGCTTGTTTATGTTTGCTGAAGAGCTCGCTGCGCTTGGCGATGCTGAGCAGATTTATAACCCCGCAGCGCAAATTTCTGCAAGTTCTAGCTGGGAACAGGCAATGCATCGATGCCTTTCGGAAATTACTAATTACGACACAGTAGTTATGTTGCCCGGCTGGAATGTTTCTCGTGGTGCAAAACTTGAGCGTGATGTTGCGCTTGCGTGTGGGATGCGTGTTGTTGATTTCGGTGAGAACAAGATTATTTATAGCCTTTTTAATTCGCTTAAAGAGACTCTTGGAAGACTCTTATAAGCAGCTTTACTAACCGAAAGGAGGTTCGTATGGGTGCTGCAGATATTGTTGTTTTAGTTTTCTGCATTCTTGCTGGTATTGCTTTTGCATTTAGCGATTAAATAATTCCCCATTTTTCACAACCAAATAGAAAGGTTCAACCATGAAGAAGATTCTTCAATGGCTGGCTGTTTGCGTCTTCGCGGTGCTGGTATTTGTGCCAGCACTCGCACAGGCTCAGGCAGTACCGACCACAATTACGAGCTTTAGAGTTACCGATAAGAACAGGCAAGACTTGACCTCTGCTTACACTAACCAAGACATCTACCTAACAGCGTCTTGGCAGGCACAAGGTGAAGTCCACGAGGGCGATACATTCTCGCTCGCTATTCCCGATGTCCTCGACTTCCCAGCGACTAACGCAGCAAGCTTCGACATTTACGCGCCGGACGGCGAGGTAATGGCAACGGCGCAAGTCACTCCAGGACGCGCCACAATCACATACACGGCGTGGGTCGAAGGCAAGGACAACGTACAAGGTACGCTTTGGCTTGCTGCACACGTTAAGGGTGACGCAGCAGCAGGCACAACCACGCTAAGACTCATTGATGAAGCTACTGGACAGGTTGTCGAGACCAGCTTCGAGACACGTCACTACGGAACTATTGAACACGAGATTATCGCAAAATGGGGCGTCAAAACCGACCACGGCACGGTCGAATGGTCGGTGCGACTCAACCACGCAGCGGACAGCCTCACTAACGTTGTACTAGAGGACACCGCGCAGGAAGGTACGCGCATTATTCCTGGCTCGTTTAGGCTCTACCGCGTTCATATGGACGCATATGGCAACGCCGACCCCGCAAGCTGGGTGCGCATGAACGTTCCCGAGCCAACCATTAACGGCAGCGGCTTCACTTGGGACTTGAGCAGCGTGGACTTCCAAGGCAACCAATACTTCATGTACTACGAAACCGAAGGAACAGAGACGACCTCGAACTCTATCCAGCTAAAGAGCCGCGAGACCACGCAGGGCTCGCGTTATCAGTTTGTCAGCCAAGACAGCGGCGGAAACGGCAACGGCGACAATCGTCCAACTGAGCCGGAGACACCAACAACTCCAACACCAACGCCAGAGCCTAATCCAGGACCACAGCCACAGCCTACTCCAGGGGAGACTGAGCCAGAGCCACAACCACGGCCAGAGCCAGCTAAGCCAACAAAGAAAGTCAAGAAGGCTAAGAAGACAGCTCTACCAGCAACTGGAGACGACGCAGTCGTTGCGGTTGCAGCAGGACTTGGAGCAATCGCTCTTGCATTCATCATCACAAGCAGGTTTGTCAGAAAGGAGCAGTAATGGACGCTGACGCAAAAGCAAAGGAGCAAGCCGACAGAGAACGTCTCGAAAAAATGACGATGAAGGAAATTAAGGCAGTTGCAAAGGACGAGGGTATCGCTCTTGGATATGACGCAGCACGGAAAGCAAATGCGATTGGCTTGATTCTTGAGTGGAGACGCTTCAAAGGCGTGTATATGAAGAGGTACTAATGAATCGCTCGATAAAAGTTCGGCTAAATTCAAATGGAATCTGGTACTGTCGACTTTACTTGGGAAGGAATCTGAACGGTAAAATCATTCAGCCTTATGCAAGCTTTCCCGCAGCAAGGACGCAGAAAGAAGCTGAAGAATTAGCTACTATGTGGGCTTCACATATTACTTCTGATGGCAAAGTCAAAAGCACGCAGCTCACCGATTTGCTTTTAGAGTACGTGTCGATTAAGCGCAGGAACGGCGCGAGCCCTAACACTACAAGACAGCATGAAGGGTTCATTAGAAACCACATCAACGGAAGACTTGGCAAAGAGGATGTAAGAAGTATCACATCCTCTTTATTTACCTCATTTGAACAGGATCTATTGAAAAAGGGGCTGTCTCGAAACAGCGTAATTAACCTGCATCAATTCTTAAGAGGTGCATACAATTACTTTGTTTCCGCTGGCATATGCGACTATAACCCTCTTATTAATGTGGCCAAGCCGTCCAGGGAAGTTCATGAAGCTGTTTCAATCGAAGAATGGGGCTTTGCCGGGATTAATACCCTCATTAATTCCAGGATTACTACAGCCATTCAAGAGAATGAGTTTAATTCTCGTGTTGTTTGCGCGTTTGCTGCCTGGCTCTCGTTAGTAACTGGAATGCGGTGCGGTGAGGTCTGCGCTGTCAGATACAGTGATGTGAATATGCTATATAAGCATATTCATGTATCAGGTACCGTCATTGAAGAGTCTTATAGAAAGCCATATAGGCGAGAATCCACTAAGGGCAAGAGATCTAGAAACATAGCTATTACTGACTCAGACATTAGCTTCATTAGCGATTACATGAAGCTTCAGAAAGCTCATATTGCCTTTGTAGAGTCTTCTACACCGTTAATTAGTCTTGATGGTTCTTACATGCGTCCTACGAGCATCTCGAGGTCCTTTACACGTATGCGACGCACTCTCAAGCTACCCCAAGGTATCACGTTCCACTCACTCAGACACACTCATGCATCTTGGTGTTTAGCAAGTGGTGTTGACTTAAAGACTTTGTCAGAACGTCTTGGCCACGCTGACCCAGCAACGACATTAAGAATCTATTCTCATTTGCTTCCTGGACGTGATAGGGGAGCGGCGGAAGCGTTTGGAGACGCTCTCAGGACCATTGAACAAAGAGAGTTCTAATCGCTCCATGCCTTAAACGCTTGTTGCAATTTGTTGCAATCAGAAATTTTTATTCAAGTTGAATTCTATTAAAAACGATAGTTCAACTTGGAATTTTTTCTTACCCCTTAGTGAGTGCTAGATAAGAAGTAATTATCAGACAATTAGAGAAAGGCAGGTATTAGCATGGCTATTTCTAAAGTCACAAAGGATCTACGCAGATTGCTTGACGCTCAAAATATTCCTTGGGAAGACCATTCTGGATTTACTACTGAGCGAACTTGGATTCCATTAGATGATGGGTCAGTACTTTGTTGTTTGTGCTCTTACTACGTAACGCCAAGTGGCATTGAGTATGGTGTCACAAGAGGATTTCCATTAAAGCTTGAGGTTTCTATTATCCATTCGATAGATGATTATTCGTCTGAAGCGGGAATGCCTAAGACGCCAGAAGAGATTCTGGAGGTGCTCGGTAAGCATGGAGAGAAGTAAGTCCTGTCAAGAACTGTGTGAAGCTCTTGAACTTTATGGGAAGACGTGGACTGACCGCAGCAACGCTTGTGTTGAGCACATTTATTTCAAGTCTCGTGGTAACTGGGTTTCAGTCCTATATGGTGATGATATTAGAGGTTTCCCACATAAGTTCCTCGTTTGGGAAATGTCAAATTACTCGTATTCACCTCGTGTAATGGACGTTGAAAAAATCATCGACAAATACTTTTAGGAGTTTGACATGTCAATTAATCACGTTAATATCTCTGGAAACCTAACCCGTGACCCAGAGCTCCGCTCTACCGCTGGCGGCACAAACATTCTTTCCTTTGGCGTCGCGGTTAACGACCGTCGCAAGAACCCACAAACAGGCAAATGGGAGAATGTTCCTAACTTCATTGACTGCATTGTTTTTGGACAGCGTGCTGAAGCTCTTTCACGCTTTATTTCCAAAGGTGCAAAGGTCTCTATTGATGGAAAGCTGCATTACAGCTCATGGAAAACAAAGGACGGACAGCATCGCAGCAAACTAGAGGTTGTTGTAGGGGAGATTGAGTTTCTATCCAGGACTCAAACAACGACCGCTACAGATCAGGGCCAGCCTTCATTCACGGCACCGCAAGCGCCAGAAGAAGAGCTTTACGATTCGGATATTCCGTTCTAAAGATTAATTCAATTATTTATTAGTTAGATAGAGCCTATGCAAAGGGGTCTTGGAGTCATCTGAGACCCCTTAATTGAAAAAATTAGGCTAAAAATTATGTAGATTTTGTTGGTAGCGCTCAATAAATTCCGTTACGCTCGATACGCTCATTATGAGATTTTCGATGTGCTATACTTGCTTCGCCTTTCTATCGAAAGACGCAACGGTATAGCAAGCAAGCAGCTTGCGAATTGCACGCAAAGCAATTTCGCAAAGCGATGGAGAAAGACTCGCAAGCGTACCGATTGCGCCCCCTCCTATAAAAAATTAGAGATTATTCCGCTCAACAATACAATAATGTTTATAAGTTGTAGAAAACTTGTATACATAATGTTGAAAACTCTCTATCAAGCCAGCTAAATCATATAATTTAAATAACTACTCTAACTAAACGTAAACACGTTTGGAGAATTATGGATTACAGTGGTTTGACCGCGTCAGAGTTCTTTCATGGTGTGGCAGAAGCGTCGAGAGAGAATACAAGAGCACTGCAGCAGATTATGAGCCTTCAAGAGACCGAAGGAGCAAAAGCACAATCATATTCAGCTGGTGGAAGTAAGGGCTCAAATCAAGACACGATGGCAAAAGTGGATAAACGCATAGATCTAGAAGCATTGTTGTCTAAAAGAATGAATGACAATTATGACTATATCAATGATGCTTACACGCTTCTGTACGGTGTGAGTCAACTCGGAGACGGTGGCATATGTCAACTAATGAGTAGCTCTATCTATGCAGACTTGTTGCAATGGCGATATCTTCAATGCCTTACTTGGAACGATGTATCCGAAAGACTCCTTACTCCCGTGAGGACGCTTCAGCAGTTAGAACGTGAAGTCTTTGAAACAATTGATGAGGAGAATTACATCGAAAAATTCTTGAAAAATAAATAATATTTTTTGCCTATTATGCTTGCAATATATATAGTATGTACTATAATAATAGATAGCAACAAGGGGAAAGGAGATAAGTTGTTTGAAGCATTCCTTGTTACTGTCTTAGCAAACGTAATAAGCCATTTTATTATTCAAAGTTTGCAAAGAAAAAGGACTTCTCAAAGGCCAGGTAAGCATTTTAAGAAGTCCTAGACAGTCTCAAAGGGGGTTACGAAAGTAATCCCCTGCGAGAGGTGTATCTAGTATAGAGGGAGGTCAAGATGATTACAATTAGTTTTGTTGGTCTTCTTGTAGCGATTGTTGCTGGTACGATTGTCGGTCAGTTAATAATCTCTTTAATTGAAAAGAGACAGCATGGCAGTAAGTAAAGCTCAAAAGAAAGCTACTGCTGCATACATCAAGCGCTCAGTAAAGATTAAACAGCTTAGGTTTTATCCTGGTGAGTATGAGCTTTATGAGTGGGTTAATAAGCAAGAGAAACAAAATGCTTACATCAAAGAACTCATTCGTAAAGATATGGAGAACTCAAGAAAATAAGTTCTGCATACTCTTGCGTACTCTTGCGCGGTGTTTTGTGATATTATGTACAGTAGCGATTTACGCAACAAAGGAACTAATAAGCGTTCTGGTTATGAGCCAGGGCGCTTTTTTATTTAGCAAGGTGATCTAGTGGCAAAAAATGTCCGGCAAAGCAATGGCAATGCTAGACGGAAGCTGAGAGCCTGGCTCATGGCTCAAGGACTACCGTGTGCAATTTGCGGCAAGCCAATTAACTATGCGCTACCTGCTGGACATCCGGATGCGTTTGAGGTTGATGAAGTTGTTCCAGTATCAAGATACTGGCTCAGACTCTACAACGCTCAACGTCATTGCTGGGCTGGTCCTTTTGAGTCTGGGCAAGCGGCTGCACTTAGCCAGGACAACGTACAAGCTACTCACAGACACTGCAATCGTGAGAAGAGCAACAAGATTCCTTGCGATGTGAGTCAAGGGAAAATATTCAGAAGCAGGCAATGGTAAAGACGGGGCGGGGTAACCCTCACCCCCTATAAGCAGCGGCTATCTCGGCGGCACAGAGCCATTTTTTCAGACGGGGCAATATAGCTGGCTACGAATGAGAATGCACACGTGAACGAAAGGAGCGTGCATGGCGAACAGTAAGCATGGAGCGACACTATCTCAGACTGAGATTAACTACATTCTAAAAGCTAAGGACCAGGGCGTTCCAAACAAGGTTATTGCAGATACCATTGGCCGTTCCGTACGAGTAGTACAGAAGTACTACAGCCTGTACCAACAGAAGAACAACGCAGCAAAGACAGCTTTGGAGAAGCTTCCAGATAAAGAGACGCTGACTCACACGCTGCCATTCAGAGAGCGCAAACAACAGAACACAATCGAGCGATTAAAGGAACTTCGCAATCTTCTCAGAGAGCAAATGTTGATTGCTGATCCACGCAACATTTCCGCAATTTCCAAAGAGTATCGAGCAGCGGTCACACAGATTGCTGAGCTGGAGGGAGCTGATGCAACAGATGTCGTTGAGACAAAGCACGACGACGCAGTCGCACAAGCCCTCAAGTTCGTTGTTGGAGCCTAGATTCTGCATTTACAAGCCATACACCAAGTCACTTGCACCGCTTGTCATTGCGCTTGCCAAAGAGGGCGGCTTTGAATTTGCACAGTGGCAAATCAAAGCACTTGAGATTCTAGCAGCGGTTGATACTGGCCTTCAATTCATTCAGCGCATCTTTGGCTTATCGGTGCCAAGACAGAATGGCAAAACGACCATTGTCGAGTGGTATATCATCACGCTTGCCATGATGTTTGGGTACCGCATCCTGTGGACTGCTCACAACTACAATACGACCGTCAAGACGCTTGAGGACTTCCGTAACGTCTTAGGCACAAAGCCAAACGATGAGGTGCGAGGTATCAAGTACTTCAATGGCTCACTCTTAAGAGTCTCGTCAAAGACTGCACAAGAAAGCTTTACCTTCAAGCCACAGGCAGAAGGTAAGGGAGAAGGCTTTATCGCCTTCAGTTGCCGTACTAAGACAGCAAACCTTGGTAACACGTTCGACATCATCGTGGTCGATGAGGCACAGGAGCTTTTGCCAGAGCACGTTCAAGCCTTGTTGCCAACTACCTCGAGTGGTCCTAATAAAAACCCGCAATTTATTTACATGGGTACTCCAAGGCGAGCCGGCTCTCCTGCTGACAAGTTCGACAAAATGCGCTCAGACGCTATTAACAACAATGGCGAGATTGAGACGTCCTGGATTGAGTATGGACTTGAAGAAGTCGGCGATGTAACAGATGAGGAACGCTGGTATCAAGCAGCACCCTCGCTTGTGGAAGGCATTACGAACATTACGGCGCTCAGAGCTCTTAGAACTCAGATGGATAGTTTGCAGTTTGCGCAGGAGTGTCTTGGCGTATGGCTTACCCCGCAAGAACTTGCAGGAGGTGCAGGCGCACCACTCATTGATAAGGAGACCTGGCAGAGATGCGCAACATCTACGCCACCGCAAGGAACGCCCTCTGCCTACGCAGTGAAGTTCTCAGTTGATGGAGTCTACTTCGCTGTATGCGTTGCAATCAAAGACGGTGACACAACACACGTTGAGCTCGTAGACAAGAGGGCCACTATCGGCGGCAAGCAAGCGCTTGCAGAGTTTGTCACAAAGCGCGCTCAAACAGTTCCGGTCATCATCGACGGCAAGGCGGGCGCTGAGTCGCTCTATAGACGCGTCATTGATTCTGTTCCGGAAGACAATGTGACAATTCCAGCGGCTGCTGACTTAATCACAGCCAACGTTGACTTTGTCGACGCAGTCAATGAAGGCTCAATTACATGGTTTAAGCCTGACTCTCTGGATGACTCAGAAGAAGACGAACTGACAAAGGCAGTCACTGAGTCATACAAGCGCCCCATAGGTCGCACAGGTGGCTGGGGCTTTGATGGTGAGAGAGCAGCGGTTGTTGAAGCTGCCACATTAGCTGCTTGGGCGGCAAAACAATATGAAGATGATGAAGATGAAGGCGAGGTGTTCTTCTAATGGATAGAGGACTCGATGCTTCCATGGCTGCTGCCATTGGTCTATCTGATGAGAACAGAGAGGTTGTCTCTCAGCTTGTGGCAGTTTGGCGCAAGCACTATACCAGGAATGTTCTCAGAGACCGTTACTACAACGGCAATGTCAAGGTTAAAGACCTTGGCGTGTCGGTACTGCCGCAGTTAGCTTCAAAGATTGATGCGAAGATTGACTGGGCCGCAAAGTGCGTTAATTGGTGGGCTGATCGCGTGCAGTTCCAGAACTTCAACGCAACTGATACAGCTGTCAAAGAAGAACTGCGTACTATTGCTCGTGAGAATGACTTAGAGAACTTAGTCCGCAAGGTTGTTATGAGTTCACTCAGGCACTCAGTTGCGTTCATTAGCGTTACTCAGGGCAACCCAGAGTTCAATGAGCCTGATGTCGTTATTTCTGGCTATCCTGCAACGGCCGCATCTGCAATATGGTCAGACGCTAAGAAGCGCATTGAAGCTGCTCTTGTAGTGGTTGATGCTGAGTGGAACAGAACACAGTCGATTAAGACTCCAACGCTCGTCTATGTCTTCACAGATGACACGTTTATTACACTCAGCCTGCTTGATGGCAGATGGTTTGCAACAGAAGAGTCTCATTCAATGGGCCGTGTGCCTGTTGAGCCTGTGGCATACCATTCAACGCTTGAGCGTCCCTTTGGCACTTCTCGCATTAGCCGCACGGTTATGAGCCTTGTTGATGACGCTCAGCGTGAGATTCTTAACATGAGCGCAACCGCTGCATTTGCTTCTGCTCCACAAAAATATCTGCTTGGTGCTGACGCAAGTGTTGCTCAGAAAATTGCTGACTCACCTTTTGGCGCGTTTATTGGCTCAACGTTCATTGCAACGCCAAATAAGAACAAACAGATTCCGAATTATGGACAGCTGCCACAACTTACCATGCAGCCACACAGCGACTATATGAAGCTCTTGGCTTCTATGTTCTCAGACGCAACCAATGTTCCTCTTTCCTCGCTGAGCTTCACATCTGCTAACCCAACATCAGCAGATGCCATCATCGCCAACCAGGAAGACGCAATTATCGACATTACAAGCTACATTGCATCTTGCAAGAGGTCTCTCGTCAATGTTTCTGCTATGGCTCTCGCAGTAAAGCATGACCTCGACTTCTACAGTGCCATGCGAGACAACGAAACAACAGCAGTATTCGCTAACCCTGAGACACCATCGCCCGTCTCAATGTCTGATGCCATCACTAAGCAGGTATCTACCTTCCCATGGCTTGCAAGCTCCGATGTTCCACTGCGAGCTCTTGGCTATAAGGATGACGTTCTCACAGAACTCCAAGCCGATAGACGCAGGTTTGCTTCACAGGAACTTGTCAAAGCTGCTTCACAGGGTGAGTAGCCATGAACATCAGTAAGAGAGAGATGGACGCATACCACGCCACGCTTACACGCTTGCAAGGTAGAGCACGTTCCAGTCTTGAACGACTCATCCAAGCCGGCCTGAAGATTAAGCCAGATATGGATGACATTGAGTTTATTGAGCTTGTTAACAAGTCGATGATAAGCGTCACGCTCACGTATGGTGACGCAGCCGGCTCGATTGCGCTTGATTTCTTCGACAAAACAAGTGGCGAGCATGCGAGTAATACCGACCTCGCGAATGTTCCCATGTTTGTCAACGAGAAGTATCGAGAGCAGATTGCAGAGTTTGCCGCGCACAATGACATCAAGGCTTCAGAGTTCTTGGAGATGTGCGGCAACCTGCTTGAGAGCGAGGTATTGCAACAAGCGAACAGGACCACAACAAACGCAGGCACACGTCATGGACTGAAGTTTGCACGCGTTCCTCAAGGTAATGAGTGTGCGTTCTGTGCCCGCTTAGCTGCAAACGGCTTCTACTTCACAAAGGAAGGCGCAACAAGACACTACCACGATCACTGTCGTTGCAAGGTTGTAGCGGGTAAGCCTGGAACACAAGTTGGCGGTTACAACCCAAAGGAATACTACGCAAAGTGGCTCGAATACCAGGAGCAACAGAAGCGTAAACAGCAACAAGATACTGACTCTAATCAATCGGTGTAATCAACCAGCTGCACAGCTGGTTTTTTATTAGGTCCGCACGGACAAAAAAAGAAAGGGGCACAAGATGCCAGACACTACTGAGCAGGAGCAAGTACAAGAGACAACAGAGGAAGTCAAAGAAGAAGCTGCACAGCTTGATGAGACTGACACCGTTGACTACTGGAAAGCTCAGGCACGCAAATGGGAGAAGCGTTCCAAGGAAAACTCCAAAGCCACAGAGGAGCTTGCAGAAGCACAGAAACGCGCACAGGAAGCAGAAGACACAATAAAGGGCTATAAGACCCGTGAGGAACAAGCCTTAATGAAGAGAAAGATTGCGTCTGAGTTTAATGTGCCAGAGGAGCTTGTTGTGGGTTCCACAGAAGAGGACATGCGCCAGTTTGCAGAGGTACTCGTCAAGCACTTAAAGCCTAAATCAGGAGTAAAAGCTCCACACCCTGGCAAGTTCACCACAGAAGCAGGAGATAACTCCGCAAAGGTTGAACTTGCACGTCAATTATTTGGTAATTAAAGAAAGGATTTACAATGCCAGCAACAAACACCACTAACATTAAGCTACCTGTTGAGATTGCAAAGGACCTTGTTTCCAAGGTTGCAGACACTTCCGTCATTCAGACTCTGTCTGCTTCCTCTCCAGCAATCTTTGCAAATCGCGCTTCCATCCTGTTCACTCAGGACCCAGAAGCTGAGATTGTCGGTGAGTCCACACAGCACTCTTCTCAGACTGTCGGTCTGAAGCCAGTCGACCACATCATCAAGAAGCTCTCTGTCACTGTCCGTTTTTCTAACGAAGTCCAGTGGGCAGATGAGGACAGCCAGCTTCAGATTGTTGACGCAATCGTTGACAAGTCTGCTGCTGCTCTTGGCCGTGGTCTTGACTATCTCGTCTTCCATGGTCTCAACCCTGCAACTGGTATGGCTGCAACTGGTCTGACCGCTCTGACCACCGGTGCAACCACTGTCACCGCAACAACTGACCCAGCTGCTGACCTCGATGCACTCGCTGATGCAGTTGACCCAGGCTACTCCATCTCTGGCATCGGTCTTTCCAAGGCATATGCTTCCAGCCTGCGTAAGGTCCGTGTCAAGAACACTGGTCTGCGCATGTTCCCTGAGATTCCAATCAACCTCAACACTGGTGTAGTTGACGGCCTTGCAGCTGCAACTTCCAACACTGTCTCTGGCACCCTTGCTAAGACTGCAACCAAGGTCCTCGCTGTTATGGGCGACTTCAACCTCATCAAGTGGGGCATTGTCCGTGACATCAACATCGAGACCATCGAGACTGGTGACCCAGACGGACTTGGCGACCTGAAGCGCCTTGGCCAGATTGCTTACCGCGCAGAGGTTGTTTACTCTTATGCTGTCATTGACCCTAAGGGCTTTGCAGTTCTTAAGAGCGCTTAATTATGGCGGGGCAGAATAAGCCCTTCGCGACTCTAAGCGACTTAAAAGCAATGTTTCCAACTCTTGAAGCAACAGAGGAAGGGAGGGCAGAGAACCTGCTCTCCCTTATTTCTGCAGCTGTTGGCTCTCTGTGTGATGTTGAGTCTAAGGACCCAGCTGTTCTGAAGCTTGTTGTTTGCCAGGTGGCAATCCGAGTGCTTCAAGCTGGTTCAGAAACACCAATCGGCGTGCAGTCGCAGTCCTGGACTGCGTCACCTTTTGGCGGCTCTGTATCCTACTCAAATCCAACCGGAGACATCTACTTCACATCCTTTGAGAAGTCACTTCTTGGAGTCGATGAGGGGTACGCAGTATTTGCTAACCCTCTCCCAAAGGAGGACTAATGAAGCCAGCAATGACGCTTTTTGTTAAGGAGCGCACATCATCTGGCACAGACCGATTTGGCAATGAGTCATTTACGTATTCAGAGCCAATAAGTGTTCCAGGATGTCTCTTTGCGCCCTTCCAGCCAAAGGACTTGGAAGTAAGCAGACCTGAAGGCGTTGAAGTCACAGCGACTGCTTACTTCCCACGAGGATGGGCAGAGCGTCTCAGACGCGCACAGGTTAGTCCGGATGGGAAGTGTTGGTTCAACGTTGTTGGTGCGCCGGTTGACTTCCCAGAGCAGATGATTCCAAAGGGTTGGAGATGGAGCTGCTTAGTACCGCTTGGAGTTGTTGATGGCTAGGCAGTTCACGGCTTCTAATGCAGGCGGCACAGTCAAGATGATCTATAAAGCAAACAAGCTGACATCAATCTTGACTGGCTCAAAGACGCAGGAAGTCTTACGTAAGAGTGCAGAGAAGATACGAGCTCGTGCCGCTTCAATGTATAGCGCTAAGGATTATGGCGTAAAGGTCACAGTCGGCAAGAACCGCGCTCATGCGGTAGTCCATACAGCAAGCGTACACGCAATCAACTCTAATGCTCTGCATAACACGCTGCAGAAGGCAGCAAGGGGGTAATTATGATATTTAGCTCAATGGAGCACGTCATTAAGTGGGCACATACCACAATCGGTTTGCCATGCTCAACCGAAGTTCAGAAGAACACTCCAGACGAGTTCCTTCTTGTTGACCGCACAGGCGGTGAGATGGACTATCCACATGATTCCCCTGAGTACACCATATCAATATGGACGAGGAGCAGTGCTCGCTCTGAGCAGGTTGCTCATGAGTTGGCCATTGCTCTTAAAGTGACCCCGCCAACCGATAGAAACATTAATGCCGTCTTCACGCCAAACGTATTTAGTTATGGCAAGCAGGAAGGCGATTTTGTCGTGTGGCAGGTCACGTTTTCTATGTCAGTCAATATTAAAGATGAAAGGAATTAACTATGGCAGTTGACGCTTCCAAAGTACTTGTTGGCGCTCTCGACCAGGCTACCACTGGCGCTGTCCTGGATGCTCCAGTTGGAACTCCTATCCCAACAGACTTAAACGCTGCTCTTAATGCTGCGTTTAAGGATTCTGGTTATATCTCCAGCGACGGTATTGCACTCTCTACTGACTACTCCACTAAGGACATCACTGAAGCAAACGGTGCTAATGTCCGCCAGCTTCTTGAGAAGTTTGACGGTACAGTCAAGTTTACCGAGCTTGAGATGTCTGAACGCGCAGCGACTCGCGCATTTGGTAAGGATGCAGTAACCGTTACCGCTGCAACTTCTACCCGTGGCACACAGATGAAGATTGCAATCGGTGCAAGGCTTCCAGAGGTCCGCGAGTGGGTGTTCAAGCTGAAGGATGGCGCTGCGAAGATGATGATTATCGTTCCTCGCGGACAGGCTATTCCACCTTCTGAGATGAACTTCCAGTCTGCTGAAGCTGTAACACTTCCAGTCGAGCTGAAGTGCCAGCCAGACGCACAGGGTAACAGTATCTACATTCTTACCGATGATGGAGTAGTGACTCGATAATGCTTAACTTCTCAACCTCCCACAAGACGCTCGACATTACCGTTGATGGTGCAGAGTGTCATATCCCTCTCCAGCTGACCCTCGCAGACATTGAGCGTGTTGGCATTCTAGAGAATGCTGAAGCTTCTAGCATGGAAGCAGTGAAGTGGTTTGTAAGCTTCTTGAAGCCTTATGTTGTTGAGGTTGAGAAGCTTAGTATTGACGATCTATCTTCCATCATGTCTGAGTGGAATAAGATGCGTGTTGAAGCTGGTGAGGTCGAAGCGGGGGAATAGTTTGGCTCTCGCAGGTGATTCTTGAGCATACCGGAGAGCTTGAATATGACCTTATGACACTCACAAGCTTCACATTAGATGACCTTGGAGAGCGCCTTAGTTTTAGGGCGCTCTTTTCTTTTATCAATAACTTGCCTAAGACTTCAGCGCTTTGGAAGGCAACACATCCGGATGACATTGACTATGCACTCTGGGAATCGCAAGAGATTGTTCCTCAACTTCTTGCGATGCTCTCAGACCAAATAAGCCAGCTTGCATGGATGTATTCGTCTGCTCACACAACTAAGAAGCAGCCTAAGCCTAAGCCACTCACACGCCCAGGCGTTGAGAGCGCCAAAGAGGAGGTCTACGGCAAGGACCCAATCCCAATTAGTCAATTTAACGACTGGTGGGACTCACATTAAATTAGGAGGTGAATATGGCTAACGCAGAAGTGGGTTCTGCTTATGTATCTGTCATTCCCTCGACTAAAGGCTTTAATGAAGGCGTAGCAACAGCAGCGTTTGACGGTATGAAGACAGCTGCCTTGGGAGTTACCGCGGCAGTTGCCGCCATCGGTGCAACTATGATTGCAATCGGCAAGCAATCGCTTGACGCTTATGCAAACTTTGAGCAGCTATCTGGCGGCGTTGAGAAGATTTTCGGCGAAGCGTCAAGTCAAGTTATGGCTAACGCTCAAGCGGCTTATGCCATTGCTGGTGTCTCAATGAATCAGTACATGGATCAGCTCAACAGCATGGGCGCAGCGCTTAAGCAGTCTTTTGGCGGTGATGTAGTTGCGGCTGCTCGTGCGGGCAACATGGCAATTACCGACATGGCTGACAATGCGTCAATCTTTGGTTCTAATCTCCAAGACATTCAGAACGCCTATCAAGGCTTCGCTAAGCAGAACTACACGATGCTTGACAACTTGAAGCTCGGATATGGCGGTACAAAGCAAGAGATGGAGCGTCTTATTGCAGACGCTAACGCTTTTGAGAAGGCACAAGGCCGTGCTGGTGACTTGACGATTGAGAAGTACGGCGACATCGTCCAGGCAATCCACGACATCCAGGAACAGCAAGGAATCATGGGCAACTCTGCCGAAGAAGCAGCAGAAACCATTCAAGGTTCTATTCAGATGATGCAAGCATCCTGGGAGAACTGGCTCACGGCTATTGCTGACCCAAATGGCGACATTGAAGGCATGTCTGAGAAGCTTCTGAAGTCTATCGGAACGGTTGCAAAGAACCTTATTCCAACAATCGTTCGTATTACTAAGGGACTTTTTAAAGCTCTACCAGACGTTGCAAAGGGTATCGGCGAAGAGCTTGGCAACATGCTTTCTGCTGTTGTTGAGAGCCTTGACTTTAAGTCAATTGCGTCTGGTATGTTCTCATCGTTTACGAGCGCAGCAAAGGCAACAGACCTCAAAGACCTTGGAGCAAGTGTTGCAGAGAAGTTGACAGGATCTATTGAGTCTTTCTTATCTGACAATCAAGTCGCAATCGGTGATTTCATCGACACAACAGGCTTTGATGTCTATGGCGTTGCTGATTCTCTTGAGGGACTTATAGGCTCTATTGAAGACTTTGCTAAGGGCATTGGCGATTCATTCAACAACATTATTGATAACACAAACGCCCTGGATGAAGTCAATGGTATCTTCAAGGCTAACATGGAGCAGGTGTCACTTGCTCTAGAGTTCTTTATGGACTTGCTCTCGAACATTTTGAACGTACTCACTCCATTTATTGAACCGCTCATGGAGCTTGGCGTTAGCGTGCTTCCCTTGGTGCGCGGCGCAATGGAAGGCTTGAACGGCGTTCTCAGCTTCTTGATTGATACCGTGAATGGTGTCTTCTATGCTCTACAGCCTTTAATCGACCAGATTGCAAAGGACCTCACAGCTTGTATCCAGTCTGTTACCCCTCTCTTTAAGGACATGGGTGACGATATGTCCAATGCTGGCAGTGACGCGGCTAATTTTGGCGTTACCGTTCGAGAGATTTGTGGCGGTCTTAGACCCGTTATCGAGGGACTAGCAACAGTTGTTCACAATGGCATGAGCGGTATTGCAGCCGCACTATCACTTGGAACAGCCGCATTCCTTGCATGGAAAAACTTCTGTTACTCGATTGGTGACGGTATCAAGAGCAACTTCAATAACATGGTTAGCTTTATCTCTGGCATTCCAGGAAGAATTAAGAGTTTCTTCGCTGGCCTTGTTATTCAGTTACCACACATCAAGCTTCCTCACTTCAATATCTCTGGCTCTTTCTCGATTGCTCCACCTTCCGTTCCACATCTCAGTATTGACTGGTACGCAGAGGGCGGCATTCTTACTAAGCCAACGATGTTTGGCATGAATGGCTCACGCCCCATGGTTGGCGGTGAAGCGGGGCCAGAAGCAATTCTTCCAATCGACAACATCAAAGGCTACATGGTTGACGCAATGAATGAGTCTAACCATGAGAGCGCGATTGTTGCTGAGATTAGGAACATGCGAGATGACCTTAAGAACATGAAGCTTTACATGGATGCAAGACTTGTTGGTGGTGTCGTATCTCCTTACGTTGACGCTAATCTGGGTGCTTACAAGGTGGTGGCTAGTCGATGAACCTTGAGATATATGTAGGCGATACGCCGCTTTGTGAGACGTTCAACATGATCATGACAGATTACGTTGATACACCTCCTGCGCCAAAGACAATGCAAGTCACAATTCCAGGAGCCGATGGCGT